TTGATTGAACACTCGGTAGCTGTCACTAAGTTCCTTGTCCAACTCACCGAGGACAATCACCTGACATGGAAGAACCACCGTTCTCCATACATCGTGGGTATGTTCCATGACCTGTGCAAGATTGACCAGTATATCCCTCAGTATGAAATGAGAGAGGAATTGGAATTGTCACCGTTAAATGACCCGAAGCCCATGAAGTTTGTTAAAACTTTATGCGGGTATGAGTACAACCCCGACACCCTTCTAAAAGGTCACGGCGATAAGTCCGTTATGCTTCTCTCTCAGTTCTACACGCTGACTGATGAAGAAATCATGTGTATCCGCTATCACATGGGCGCTTTCACCGATAAGGACGAGTGGAATGACTACACCCGTGCGGTTCGTAATTACCCGAATGTGTTGTGGACGCACCAAGCCGATATGCTGGCGAGCCATGTTGCGGGGGTGTAAAGCATGAAAATCATTGAACCTTCTGTGGAGCTTATCAACGCTCCCGAATATAAGACCCTTCTGACCACCATCGAAGCTGCTGGGCGTACTTGCTACAAGTCCGAGGACAAAATCACGGACGGAAGCGCAGAGAAGTTTGCCCATGGCATTATCAAGCGCGGTCACGAAGCTGTCATTGAACATGGTTCTCTCACTGTCCGCTTCATCTGCGACCGGGGCGTAAGCCATGAGATTGTCCGTCACCGTCTGGCGGCGTTTTGTCAGGAGTCCACCCGGTACTGCAACTACGGTAAGGAGGGCTTCGGTAGCGAGATCACCGTCATTCGCCCCTCTACGTTTGATAAAGAAGATTCTACATACCGGATTTGGCAACGAGCGTGTAAGCAAGCGGAGGTTGCCTACTTTGATCTGCTGGACGAGGGTGGTACCCCTCAGGAAGCTCGATCTGTCCTTCCGAACAGCTTGAAGACTGAGGTGGTCATGACCGCCGATATCAGAGAATGGCGGCATTTCTGCCGTATGCGTTGCCCCGCAGCGGCTCACCCCGATATGCGGGTCGTTGCAAATATGCTCCTGACCCTGTTGAAACAGACCTATCCCGTCTTCTTTGAGGATATTGAGTCATGAAGGTGAAGAAAGCTGGCGGCAAGGTGTTTGGTGCGGTCTTAACTGCCGCCGAGAGAAAAGCGATGGAGATGGAAATCAATCGTCAGATCGTGGAAGCCGACAGGCGCTACGCTGATGACATTGACGCTATGGTGCTTTACACCCTCCATGTTCACCTTGGTTTCGGCATAAAACGCCTGCGGAAGTTCCATGACGCTTTCTCCGCCGAGCATGACCGCCTTATTCAGTATTATCAGATGCCGGACGATTACACATGGCTCTGCAAAGAAATGTTGAAGCGTATCGGCGTTGATGTTGAAGCATGGAACCGTGAAAGGAGAGAACCTAATGAAGCTGAAAAACATTGACGGCAAAGTACCGTATATCATGGTTGCTGGAAAAGACTTCGTGAAAGATGAAATGTCGCTGGCGGCGGCAGAGCAGATTTGTTCCCATGGAACGCAGACCGCCAGCAAGATCTTTCTCGATTTCCCCATCTGCGTAGATGACAAGTTCTATTTTGCTGGAATCTCGACAAAACCCAAGTCCAGCAAGGCTAAGACTCCTTGCGAGAGCTAACCATTACAATCTCCCTATGGTTTGTCATCATTATCACCGTTCTCTGTTGGAAAATGCCCACGGTTGAGGTTGAAGAACCTTCTCCCGTTGTCGAGGCGGTAGAGGTAGTCACCCCGGAGCCAGAGCCGGAGGTGACACCTCAGCCGTGGACAGACGAGGAAGTGATTGTACTGGCGAAAATGTTATGGGGAGAAGCCAGAGGGGTTAGCTCTAACGTTGAGAAAGCTGCTTGTGTGTGGTGCGCACTCAACCGTGTCGATCATGGCTACGGCGATATTATAACGGTCGTGACTACACCTGAACAATTCGTAGGGTACCGAGAGGGTAATCCGGTAGATGACGAGTTGATTACTCTCTGTATAGACGTGTTGTCCCGCTGGTATGCAGAAAAAGATGGACAGGTCGAAGTTGGCAGAGTCCTTCCCGCTGATTACTTGTGGTTTTCTGGCGATGGCGAGAGAAACCACTTCCGCAACGCCTACCGTGGCGGTGATAGATGGGACTGGTCTTTGCCCAGCCCGTATGAAAGCTGAGGTGGCAACAATGTATGAGAATATACCCGCTGAACTTCGAGGGGAAAAGGCATGGGTCAATGTGTGGAACGGATCGAAAGTTCCCATGCAGGCCACCATCAGAAAGGCTGCTTCTTCCTCTAATCCTGATACATGGTCAAATTACATTGACGCTGAACACAATGTCCAGCACGGCTACTATGACGGTCTTGGCTATGTATTTCATGGTAACGGGATAATCGGTATTGACATTGACGATGGCTTTACTGACGGGCTTCTGAATCCGCTGGCGGCTGACATTATCGGTCGTTGCCGCTCCTACACAGAAAAGTCCAGAAGCGGGAGAGGGGTTCACATTCTCGTTCGTGGAGAGTTGCCCTTCAAGGGCAAGAACAACCGTGCCGCCGTAGAGATTTACAAGAGCAATCGGTACTTCATCATGACCGGCGAGGTTTTGATCTTCTCCGAGATCATTGAAAACCAGTCAGCGATTGATTATGTGATTGAGAAGTATTTTCCCGACACACCGAAGGAAAGTAGCTCAGGTACGGTTGCCCCTCAGCGTATCTATTCCCCCATCTATCGCCGCCCTGAAAACGGTAAGCTGAGTTTGAAGCCCGAATACCCGCCTATCACACCGGGAAGTCGGAACCTCAGCCTGACTTCTCTGGCGGGTCAGCTCCATAACCAAGGATACACCAAAGCAGAGATTTACAAAGAGCTGTTGTACGCCAACTCCCAAGCCTGCAAGCCCCCTCTCCCGCAGTCCGAGGTAGAGTTAATTGTAAATTCAGTGACGAGGTATAAAAGATGACTACTGGAATCAAATGCTGTTACAAATGCCCGGACAGGCATCCGGGGTGTCACGCCAAATGCGAACGATATCAAAAAGAACACGCGGACTACTTGTGCCGTAAGGCAATCGAAAATGATCGGCGGAAGAAAATACGTAATCTTGATATCTTTGACCGCTTTAATTATTGGAGGTAAGCATGGAAAACGCACTTGACAAATATTGTCCGCTCAATCCGAGCGAAGATCAAACCTTGCTATGTTCTGGCGAGAAATGCGCATGGTGGGACGAAGACGCGCAGGCTTGCCTCGCTATAGCGCTGGTAAGAGCGATTAAGAAAAGGAAGTGAACTCATGCTTTACAATTTCAACGGAACCCTTCTCAATGTCGCAGACATTGTGACTGTCTCAACCAGTAAAGGCCAACAAGCGGAATACCCCTTTGTTCTCACGGTTGCCATGAGAAACGGTCAGCAGTTTGCAGTCAGCTACCGCAACGAAATTAACCGCACACGGGAAGTCAATGAGATCGCACGAGCCTTTAACTACTCTGTGGCTAACCCCGTCACCCGCTACGAGGTTGAGTCCATCGTAGAGAAATACATTAAGAGGGTCAGAGCCGATCTTCGACCCCTGAAAAAGTTCGCAAAGGAGAGTGCTGAAAATGGCTGATGAAATCACAACCGTCCCCGAAGAACCGGAGCTTTTCCAGCTTTCCAACGGTCGTTATATCATGGACGAAGCTCAGTCCAGAGTGATGTTTCAGATCAAGGAAGCGCAGCCTGAGCATAGCCACCCAATCAGCGGCACGGGGTATTCGTGGGACGAGTCCGGCATGGCGGAGCTGTTCTCCGAGTGCTACAAAAATGATACCCGTTACTGCCCCGAAGCGAAAAGCTGGTTTACTTACAAAGATGGCGCATGGCGCAAAGACACGGGTTCTCTGCTGGTAGCTGAGAAGATCAAAGAGTTCTGCCGCCTGATGGCTCTCTACTGTGGCGAGATCGCCAACGAAGAACGCCGCACCGAGTACATGAAGTTCATCGTGAAGATGGGCGACCGGCGCTTCCGTGACCGGCTAATGAAGGACGCTGCCAGTGTGCTTCCTATCGCTTCGGCGGAGTTTGACGCAAATCCCTACCTCATTAACTGTAAGAACGGCACTTTCGACCTCGAAAAGATGGAGTTCCGGGAGCATGACTGGCACGACTTTCTGACCATGCAGACCAACTTCAACTACACCTTGCAGGACGCACGGTGCCGCCGCTGGGAGAAGTTTATTGCGGAGGTCACGTGCAATGACGAAGACAAGGCTGACTATCTGCAAAAGGCGCTGGGGTACTCTATGTTGGGCGTGGCAAATGAGGAATGTATGTTCATTCTCCACGGCAAGACCACTCGCAACGGTAAGTCCACCATGCTCTCGGCAATTCACCACCTTCTCGGTGATTATGCGTCTGTTTCTCCCGTGTCGATTATCTGTAAGGCCGAGCGGTCGAAGAACGCCGAAGCAGCGAACCCTATGCTGGCTTCTCTGAAAGGCAAGCGGTTTGTCACGATGGCTGAGAGCAACCAGTATGGCAAGCTGGACGAGGAAACGATCAAGCAGCTTACAGGCGGCGAGGAAATCAAGGCTCGAAACCTCTATGAAACTGCCACGACCTTCCTGCCGCAGTTCACCCTTTGGCTCTCTTGTAACGACCTTCCGACCGTCAGCGACAAGTCTCTGTTTGCTTCCGATCGTGTGCGAGTGATCGAGTTCAACCGTCACTTCACCGAAGCGGAGCAGGACAAGAACCTGAAAAATGAGTTTCAGACGCAGGAAGCCATGCAGGGCATTTTCGCTTGGCTGGTCGCCGGATACTTCAAGTACAAGCGTTTCGGTCTGAAAATGTCTCCCGCTATGCGGAAGGTGGTCAACCAGTACGAGCGTGACAACGACCTGTGCCTGCAATTCCTCGAAGAACGCTGTGAGCAGGCTGAGGGAGTCAATATCCGCTCGAAGTCTCTGTTTGACGCATACAAGATTTGGTGCAAGTCCAACGGGTACTTTGCCTGTTCCGCCAAGCGGTTCAATGCCGACATGGAAACGCACCCTGAGTGGCACGGCGGCAAGGTCGTATATCAGGGCTACCCCGTCTACAAGAATCTCAGACTGAAAGGAGCATCTTGATATGCCTGAATTGGAACCCTGCCCCTTTTGCGGAGATAAGGGCGTTATGCAGAGAAACGGTCACTGCTTTCGGGTATGCTGCTCAAATAGAGACTGCCCAATCGAACCGAGAACACATTGGTTTTTAAATCATCTATTAGCAATCGAAGCATGGAACAGGAGGGCTGACAATGATAGCAACCAATGAAGAACTCGCCCTGCTGGAAAAGTGGAAACGAAAACTCTGCTTGCAGGAGTGGCGGATAAAGCTGTTGACTCACCTACACCCCGAAGAAATGACGATGAGTGATGCCGCAGGCTGTACCGAGTGGTCAGAAGCAATTAAGACCGCTCGTATCGAGATCATTGACCCCGCCTACTACGGCGACCGCATTGTGCCGTTCGACTTTGAAAAGACGCTGGTACATGAGCTGCTACATCTGAAATTCTCCTTCTGGTGTCAGAACGAAGATGATGTTGGGGATAGAGTCATGCACCAGATGATTGACGATCTTGCGAGAGCGTTTACGGAGGTGAACAACGATGAATAATGACGCAGTGAGAGAGTTGCTGAACGCCGTTGGTGCTTTGGCTGAAATGTCTCTGAATTTTTACAGGGCTGTACTCAATGCTGGTGCGACCCAAAAGGAAGCCTTTGTGCTGTTGCAGTCGTTCATCTCTGCTACCATTCACGGCGGAAAGGTGGAAAGCGATGAAAACTGAGAAAAAGAACCTTCGCCGTATTTCCATCGTAGTCACGGCACAGACCAAGGGCAACCTTGAACGGCTGGCGGCGGTCTGCGGCTACTCTGAGATCGGTCGAGTGGTTGACAAACTCACCCGTGAAAAGATGATCTCCCTCCACAACTTTGAAAGGAAGGAAAGGTATCATGGGTAACGAAAAATGGGGAAACTACACACAAGAGTTTGAATTTACGCCGGACGCAGAAGAAATCAAAAACGTACAGGGGCTTTTGGATCGACCGTACTCTTGTACTGATTTTTCACCGGCTGCTCGATGTGCAGTACAGATGCTCTTAAAATATGCGCGTGAAGAACACTTCCAGCACCTTAAATTTAAATCCAATTTTTTGGAACTGAATGAGGACTGCGCAATTTATGAAGAGATGCTCGTGCATAAAGATAGGATAATCGACGACCTGCGCCAGCAGTTATCGTTTATGCGTCAGGCGATGCAGGAGGTGGGGTGATGGGTTGCGATACTTGTGTATTTTACCCGCCAAGCGCTTGCGACGGTAAACCGTGCTGCGTGTGTGACACTGACGATGTGTTGTTTAACTGCTATCAACCAGCTTGTGAAAAGGAAGGTGCTGACAATGGATGAATACGAACTCGAACTGTGCCCGTTTTGTGGAAACAAAGCCCAAGTCCGTTATACGGGCTGTGGAAGTGGCAGTCATGGCTACACCTCCAATATCCTGATGAGAAGCAAGGCCGGGTTCGTTATATGCCTGAAATGTGGATGCCGGACGCCAATTCATAGCAAAGTATCTCGCGCTATAAACAAGTGGAATAGGAGAGCTGACAATGGCGGAATACATTGAGCGCGGAACGGCGATTGCCAAACTAACCGCATTGGAGGTCACAAAGCCAAGCGCCACAATGACAGACGTGAAGCGGCTGCTTGCGGATATGCCAGCCGCCGACGTTGTGCCGGTGGTGCACTGCCGTCACTGCCGATCCTACAATAAGCCGCTGTGGCTACGGCGTGAGGATGGACGGTGACGTGGAATGAAAGGAATTACATACTGCGGCGCTTGTGCCGATTACGACATCAAAAAGCACCGTTGCAAGCGTGGAGCGAAGTTGGAAAGCAATCCGCAGGATAAGTTTTTTGATGATTGCCCGTTGCCAGATGCGGCGCCTATTATCCGGTGTAAGGACTGCAAGCATTTTCGAGAATACACCACCGGTGGCACTGTATGCATTAAAGACGTTAAATTGCTCGGCGGACATGAGGTCGGGATACGCGCAACCCAGAAAGATAACTTTTGCAGTTACGGAGGAAAGGCAAAATGGTAATGACAAAGGGCGAGAGTATGCGTAAAGCACGTAATAGGGCTAAGTTGTCAGCCGCACAACTGTCGCGTATTTCAGGTGTACCCGCAGTCACAATCTACGCACTGGAACGTGGCACGGCGCGAAATGGGCGAATTGATACAATCGAGCTGCTTGCAGATGCATTGCGAATCAGCATTGATGAATACATCGGACGCCGCCGTTAGGTGATAAAGGTGATAAAGGTGAGTGTTTTTGCAAAGACTTTTTTCAAATTGGCGTGTTTTGAAAAATTGTTTTTCGTATTTTAGGTGAGTTAGGTGAGTAATCGGGCATAAATGCCTATAACTCTCTCTTATACGCGCGTATATAGAAATAGTTATAGGGAAATGCACCCGATTACTCACCTTTATCACCTTGGCGACTTTGAAAGGAGAAAACGACTATGGCAGATGAAATTGTGAAAAAGCGAACTCGGCCTGATCGTAAGGAAGCCATGAGCGTCCATACAGAGCCGGGTGACAATAGAAAATATCTGGAACATTCGATGGTCATGCTGGACTGGTCTGATGTGAATGTGAGAGAACCTGAACAGGTCAAAGAGCGTATGGGTATGTATTTTGCTCTGTGCGCTCGAGACGATATGAAGCCTTCGGTTGCTGGTATGGCATTGGCTTTTGGAGTTGATAGAAAGACGATATGGGCATGGGCAAATGGAGTGGATAGTAAGACGCTACCCGCTGAGAGCCGTAACTTAATTAAAAAGGCGTATCAACTTTTGAACGCTCAGATGGAAAGTTATATGCAGAACGGGAAGATCAATCCGGTCGCCGGTATCTTCCTGATGAAGAACAACATGGGCTATGCGGACAAGCAGGAGGTCGTGTTGACACCCAACCAGCAGCTCGGAGATCAGGTTCCCGCCGAGGACTTGGAGAAGAAGTATCTCGAAGATGTGGTGGGTGCGTCCAGCGACTATGACTCGGAGGACTGAGCGACTTTCACGACTTTTGCGACTATGGCTTACGACTATGCCGAGCGACTTTCACGACTTTCGCCCGAACGACTTTGCGACTTTCCGGCGAGGGTCTGCGACTTTGACAGAGCTGCCGATCTCTTCACGGGGGTCGGCGGCTTTTTCTTTCCCATCCGATCGGCGGCGTGAGTGTTGCCGGGCGGCGTGGGTGTTGCCGGGGTTCCGGCCTGATCGGGATCGGTGTTTTGTCCTTTATAATGTATCGTGTGAAAAAGTGTAGTTTTTCAGACGGCTGCAAGCGTCAATAAAAAACTTGATAAAATATCAATAAAACGCTTGACAATCAATAAAACGCTTGATATACTCTAATCATCAATAAAACACTTGATTGCACCTTGAAAAATGAATCCCCGTACAATTTCCCATGTAGGCCGGTGAAATAGGCTTTCAGCGTATCAAGGCCGAAAATGGAAAAACGGAACGGAACATTATTATGAAAGAGGGTTAAATCTATGTATGAAAATATGTATGAAAAACATGTTGCAATAATCGTTAATCGCTTTGGCGGTTTTCGTGAACGTACAATTTTTAAAAATCCGCACACTATCGAAAAAACCGAAACATGGAACAAAGAACACAAAGTTTTGAACGTGTTAGAACGGAACCCCGGCGCGGATGGTTATAGAGGCGGTTTTCAAGTCGATTTGGTTACAATGTCAATTTGTGGTTAATATAGGAGGGTTACACAATGAAATTTAAAACAACACAAAAGGAAATTCGGGCGAATTACAATAAAATTATTTGCGTTCCCTATTGCGAATTGCAAAACCTTTTGAATTATGAAAGCCCGGTTGCATACACGGTGCGTCGAGAGGGATGGGCGGCAGATATTTATGATATGGGTGCCGGGGTTGCCGTTGTAACAGGGTATGCCCCATTCGGAAATGTTCGCCCGTCTTATGAATTGCGGGAACGGTATGAAAAACAAGCCGAAAAATCCGCTATGAATATAGTTACGATCAGCAGCGGGAAAGCCTGAAAAGCCTTGCAAGGGATTTTATAAAGGAGGCTTGCAGTCATGACTAACCGGGAATACTGCAAGGGAATCGCGGAAGAAATCGACGATATAATGCGGGAAATCTACAAGTGTTAAAAGAATGGAGGTTTAATTATGGGCGCTGTCAATTATTTTACGAGTGATTATATTACTATGGGGATTGAACCTTATTCGGCATATGATCTTGAAAACGATCCGGATTTTATGGACGCTCTGCGAGATGAAGTCAACGAGTACGGCGGTACAATAGACGAAGCGCTTGAATCCTATATTCAAACGTCATATGAAGCAGATGAAATGAATATTGAATTCATTCTTGAAAAATATTCTTTTGATTATTTTCATGTGACGATCAAACCGGGCTACTACGAAGGCTTTACCCTTGATATCGAAAGTAATTATCCCGTTGCGTTTGATGGGTGGGAAGATCGACGTGTTGCACAACGGGAAATCACCAGTTTGAAAAAATGTTTGCTCGAATGCGCCGGGGTTGGTATGGTGGAATGTTGGCCGGGTTGGTGTACTAACTATAACGATTATAAAGGCACCTGCAAGGCTATAGGCGCTGCTATAAAGGTTATGCGGAACGAAGTAAATAGTATCCCCACATGGGCGCAATATGCGCGCGCAAATGCATAAAGGGGGTGTAATATGATGAGGAAAATTATAATTGATTTGTGGTACGGCGATACAATTCAGGAATGTGACGGTTTAACTTATTCTTTTTCTGATTGTGATTGCGTTTACCGTGGGAATATTATCAAAAATGGACGATTTGTTGGTGATTATACTACCAGAAATTTTGCAGAAATTGAAAAATTGTATAGCCGTATGAGCGGTGAAAAAAGGCGGTGAAAGCGTGTATATTATTCTTCTGCTGCTTTTTCTGCCGGTGCAAATTTTGGCCGAAATTTTGAAAATGAATAAGTGAACGCCGCCCCGGTGCTGTTCCGGGGCGGTTATTTTATGCGTTTTCCGGCCTGATTGGGGCGGCGTGAATGGGTGACGGGGGCGGGGGATATGCCAGCGGCAGCGGGGGCGGGGTGAGCTGAAAAATACCCGCAAAAAATAAAAAGGTCAATTTCAAGAAAACGCTTGACAATAAAACACTTGATATGTATAATAAAGCCGAGGTGATAAGCATGAGAGGTCGAGAAATCCTGAAAGAGATCATGGCTTCCAAGTCTCTTTCCAACGCTGAACTCGCAAAAAGACTCAATGTCTCTAACGCTACTATTTGGGAACGCTTGAACAACAAAAATGTCAAGGACATTCCCGTGTCCCTGCTGACCACCATGCTCAGAGCGATGGATTACAAGGTCATCGTTGTTCCTGCCAATACCCGTCTACCGGACGGTGGATATGAGGTGGAGTGAGCCATGAAATACTTCCTGGGTCGTGTGTCCAGCAAGGAACAGAACCTTGCTCGACAGCTCAAGGTCGCTCGTGAGAAGTTCGATATTCCTGACGAGAATGTGTACTGCGACAAGATCACGGGAAGCAGCTTCGACCGTCCTCAGTACAATGCCCTGAAAGCCATTGTGCGGGAAGGTGATGAAATCATCGTTAAGGAGTTCGACCGCTTTGGGCGCAACAAGGACGAAATGAAGCGAGAACTGGAATGGTTCAAGCGGAAGGGCGTGATCGTCCGTATCCTCGACATTCCGACCACGCTGATTGACTTCAAAGACCAGACATGGGTGTTGGAAATGGTCAACAACATTCTGATTGAAGTCCTCGGTGCTGTTGCCGAGCAGGAGCGCAAGAAGACCAAGCAGCGGCAGGCTGAGGGTATCGCCGCTATGCCGGTTGTCGATGGCAAGCGGGTGTCGGTGAAGACTGGCAGAGGGTTTGGTAGACCCGCTTCCGAGATTGATGACGAGCAGTTTGAAAAACTCGTTCAAAAACAAAAAGACGGTCTTATCACCGTAGCGGACTGTTGTCGAGAACTCGGCATTAGTCGGTCTACATGGTATGATCGAGTAAGAAAGGCTGGTTGATCGTGAAGAAAGAAATTAGTCCTCAGAAAAAGAGAGTGGTTTATCTCCTGTGCGGTATCATTATTGTGATAGCTATTTTTTCTTGTGTCGCCATTTTGATGTCACCCTCAATGGAGTCTTCTCCTGCCGAGTCTGAACCTCAGACTTCCGAGAAAACCTCGGCAGTCGGTACTGCTACTTTCGATGAAATTTACCATGCCTATAAGGAAAACGAGTTGGTAGCAGATGATTTATACCAGTATAACCGTTATCGAGTGACGGCGAAAATTAACGGAATGACCAATGACGGGTTGTTTAATCTAACAGGTGGTGCAACGCTGACTCTGGAAACAAAGGTCGATAACACTATCGTCTTCTTTTATGCCGAGTTCGAGAAAGAGCAAGAGGAAAATCTAAAGACAGTTAAAGTTGGAGATACTATCACTTTTGAAGGTAAGTGTCTTGATGCCGGGAATTGGTCGGAGTGTGAGTTGGTTACACCATGAAGTTCTTTCTTAACATCATCGGATATTTTCTGATAATCAGTTCTATTTTGCTGGTTCTGGCGTATGTGATACCGAAAATTCTATAATCGGCTTCTGTGAGGGCAGAAGTGACAGCCATGACGGGCTATCTGTGTAGAAATACACGGGTAGCTCGTTTTTTTTTGTTGGAAAGGAAATGCACATGAATTATGAAAAACTCTCTGGCTCTATCCGAGCCGTGATCGACCGCCGACCGGGAGATAACGGAGCGTACAGCGACCTCTTTTCTCTGTGCCGAGAGTGGGAAACCGAGGATTTCTCGGCAGCACATAAGGTGAATAAGGAGCTGCTGGCGCTTTCCGCAGATCAGGTAGTCCGTGGAGGCGGGGTGAAGTTCTATGAACAGTGGCGGCGGTGTCTTCTCTTTGAAGCACCCCATGATTTCGACTCTTTCATGACCTACATTGAACTCGACCGCAAGCCGGAAAAGCGGTTTTATGCGCCCCGGAAGCACTATCTCAGACCGATGGTGCAGGGGTTCCAAGATGTTCTGGACGGGAAGCTGCGCCTTTTGACGATCTCCATGCCGAAACGAGCGGGTAAGTCACAAACAGGCATCAATTTTGTGAATATGCTCTCCGGCAAATTTCCTGACCGCTCGACCTTGATGGAAGGGACAGGTGATGACCTTGTAAAGAGCTTCTACAACGGCTGTCTGGAATACCTGACAGTCCCCAACGAGTACCTGTTCTACGATGTATTTCCAGACGCACGGCTGGTACAGACCAACGCCGACACGAAGACGGTGAACCTGAAAAGCAAGTCCCGTTTCCCCACCATTATGTGTCGTTCCATTGACGCTCGGCAGGTGGGCTTATCCGAGGCCACCAATGTCCTCTACCTTGATGACTGCGTGGAGGGCCGTGAGGAAGCGAAGAACCGCCAGCGGCTTGATGACAAGTGGGAAGTGATCTCTGGCGATATTATGGGTCGTGCCATTGAAGGTACGCCGATGGTCTTTACCGGCACTCGGTATTCTCTGTATGACCCTATCGGTCGTGTGCAGGAACACGCACAGCGGGAAGGCTGGGCTTGGAGAGCGATTGAGATACCCGCCCTCGATCTCGTGACGGACGAGAGCAATTATGAATACGAGCGGGAGGGCAAGAAAGTCTTTACCACCGCCTATTTTCGGGAGCAGCGGGAGCTTCTGAGCGCAGAGCAGTTTGAAAGTGAGTTCCAGCAGCAGCCCTTTGAGGCGAAGGGTCTGCTGTTCAACAAGGAAGAGCTGAACTATTTCTTCGAGCTGCCGAAAGACCGTGACCCGGATACCATCATCGCCGTTGGCGATACGGCGGAAAGTGGTTCAGACTCGACCTCCATGCCGGTGGCGAAGATTTACGGCAGCGATGTGTATATCGTTGATGTGGTCTTTGATGACTCCCCCGCTGAGGTGACAAAGCCGGAATGCGCCAAGTGCTTGATTGAGAATAAAGTCGCTTCTGCTGTTTTTGAGTCCAACAACGCCGGTCAGTATTATGCCAGAGATGTTGACCAGATCATTCGTGAGCGTGGGTACTCCGTTGGTATCCGCACGAAGCGCACGATTTCCAATAAGCAGACCCGTATCGAGTTCGCTTCGGACAATATCAAGAAGAACTTCTACTTCAAGCACCCTTCTACCTACAAGCGAGGCAGTCAGTATTGGAACTTCATGAAGGAAGTGACCACATACACTCGCTCCGGTAAGGTTCCGCACGATGACGCTCCCGATTCCCTCTCCCTGTTGGAGAACGAAATCCGTATGCTGTCCGGGGGCAAGGTGGAGGTTTTCAAACGGCCTATTTGAGTCCTTTACTTTCGTTGTAGCGAATGGTATAATTAAAAGTTTGCTATTGACAAGCATTGGAGAGTTTGATACAATGATAAGAGAGAAAATGGGTAGAGGGGAGGTATTCTGCCTTGGGTCATTTCGGTCGTAAGAAAATCTTTACTGATGTGACAGAAATCACACGGGACAATGTTCTGGAAGTGTTAAGAAAGGCGCTTATCACGCATTGGTCGAACAAGGCGGATATGGAGTACCTCTACGCTTACTACAAGGGTAGACAGCCGGTGCTGAACCGCAAGAAGGAAGTTCGCCCGGAAATTAAAAATACGGTGGTCGAGAACCGTGCCAATGAGATCGTGTCCTTCAAAGTTGGCTACCTGATGGGCGAACCTATTCAGTATGTCAGCCGAAGTGACAACAAGTCAGTTGCCGACAAGATCACCACTCTGAACGGCTACTGTCTTTCCGAAGATAAGGCCGCAAAGGATAAGGAACTGGCGGATTGGTTCCACATCTGCGGCACAGCATACCGCATGGTGCTTCCTGACAGCGTGTTTGAGAAGGAAAGCGATGAAGCTCCCTTCGAGATTTACACTCTCGACCCTCGGTTTGCTTTCGTGGTGTATGCCAATTCCATCGGTGAACCGCCCGTAATGGGTGTGAAATACATTCAGCGGTCGGACGGTGCGGTGATTTACAGCATTTATACGAAAGACCGCTATTTCGAGGTTGAAAACCAGAGCATGATCGTCCGGGAAGAAGCCCAGTCGCTCGGTATTCCCATTATCGAATACCCGGCGAACAACGCCCGGTTGGGTGCTTTCGAGATCGTCCTTCCCTTGCTGGACGCTATCAATACGGTGGACAGCAACCGTCTTGACGGTGTAGAACAGTTTGTTCAGGCGCTTATGCTGTTTCACAATGTTGATATTTCCGGCGATGATTTCTCCAAGCTGCGGGACGAGGGTGCAATCAAGTTCAAGGACATTGACCCGCAGTATAAAGCGGAGATCAAGTATCTGACCTCCGAACTGAACCAGAGCCAGACACAAACGCTGGTCGATCACCTCTATAACACGGTGCTGACGATCTGCGGTATGCCGAACCGCAATGGTGGTACTTCCACCAGCGACACGGGTTCTGCGGTTATCATGCGTGACGGTTGGTCGGCGGCGGAAGCCAGAGCAAAAGACTCCGAGTTGATGTTCAAGCTCTCTGAAAAAGAGTTCTTGAAGCTGGTTCTGCACATCTGTTCCGATCTGAGTGATCTGGAATTGAAGCTGTCGAACGTAGAAGTTCGCTTTACTCGCCGCAATTATGAGAATATCGCTCAGAAAGCAACAGTATTGACTACTATGCTTGCCAATCCGAAGATTGCTCCCGTTCTGGCCTTTACACATTCGGGTATGTTCAGCGACCCGCAGCTCGCGTACCGTATGAGCATGGATTACGCTGAGGAACAGGAGAAAAAGGCCGCTGAACTCACAACCAAGCAGAAGGAGGTTAATCCCGATGGAGAAGGAAATCCGCCTGACCCCAGTGGCGGTCAGAAAGATTGAAGAAATCTTGACTATGGGAAAGACCGTTGAGATTGCACAGCGGAACGAGAAAGTGGTTGTGTGGGCGGTCAGCAGCAAAAAGAAATATGAACAGCCTATCGCATAGGCGATAGGGACAGCCATTACGGGCTACCGATACCGAAAAGGTATTGGTAGCCCTTTTCTTTTGGTTTAATCGCCGTAAGGCGTTGAATAGGCAGAGAAGCCTTAAATCACAAAACGGAGAGAACCGTAAACGCAAAGGTATAGTGCGGAGATGCACTCTAAAAAGCGCAGAAAGGAACGATTGTATGGCAAAGATTGATGTTTCCACCATTGAAGGCTTTGCGAATATGACCGCAGAGCAGAAAGCGGAAGCCCTCGCAAACTATGAGTTTCCCGATCCCGATTATACCGGCTATGTAAAGAAAGATGTCTTTGACAAGACTGCTTCCGAGCTTGCGTCTTGGAAGAAGAAGCACAATGAGCTGCTCTCTGAGGAAGAACGCAAGAAGCTGGAAAACGAGCAGATGTTCGAGGAAATGAAGAACAAACTGGCGGGGTTGGAAAAGGAGAAGACCGTTTCCAGTTACAAGGCGAGTTTCGCCGCACAGGGTTATCCTGAGCCGCTGGCAACCGAAGCCGCTATCGCTATGGCAAATGGTGAAATGGATAAGGTCTTTGCCGCACAGAAAAAGTTTCTGGAACAGTATGAGAAAGATGTAAAAGCCAAGGTTCTGAAAGACACCCCTAAGCCCCCTGCCGGTGGTAAGGGCGGCGAGATGACCAAGGCTGATTTTCTGAAACTCGACACCCAAGCCCAGTTGGAGTTCGTCAAGGAACATCCTGACTGGCAGACAATTTTGAAGTAATTATGGAGGTATAACACTATGGCTTCTTATCTCGGTTTCCCGTTTGACCCTGAGCTGTTTAACTACAACTGGGC